GGAAGCGATCTTATACTTTTGAGACCGTGCGTGGGGTACTAATGGGCGAACCACTTACTAAGTCAGTCCTAACCGCGGCCAGTATGGTTGCATACCAAGCCGCTAAGCTGGGACTCGACTCATGCAAGTGGAGCGAAACTCTGATAATCGGAGACAAGCGAAGCCACGAGCAGAAGGAGAAAGAAAAGATTCTTCACTACTCTTGCGCAGGCGACGACCACACAGGAATTTCAAAATCAATTGAGACGCTCAAAAAGATTCCAAAAGTCCTCGAATCAATGGGATTCGAAATCTCGTGGGAAAAGTACAGAATAAGTAAGAAATACGTTCACTACTGCCAGGACTTCGGTTTAGCACCCGCAATCCGGACGACCATACATATGGATACGCCCAGAATGCGGCTGTTCAACCAATTCCGGAAAGAGGGAGCTTTTGACAACTTTGAGACGCCCGACCCTCTAAGGGGTAAGGCAAAAGATCTCGAAAGAAGATCAAAAGCGGCACTCTCAGTAGAGCGATTCGAAACTTCCAGGCAAAGAGAACTAAATGGCTATACGCCGATGTTTCTAAGAGCAAACCTGACGTCCTTCTATGAGAAGAACATACTGTTTGATCCAGGAACCTACGCCCCAACGTTGGTTGGAGGAGTAGGAGTTCCATTGCCTGACTGGATAACTGAACCAAAAATCGAGAATTTCATCAGGATCTCCATAGCATCTATGCTATTCGAGAGAACCAAAGACCAAATGACAGAGTCATTGTGGTCAAGAGGAATTTCGACAAAAATAAACCTCTATTCTTCTTCGGTATTAGGTCTGAACGAAACTAACATCCTGTCCTCAAGAGAGGCATGGGACAAAGTCTATTCAGACTTGCATTCCGAGGCCGATTCAACGGCACCGTCCAGACGTCGCATAGTAAAAGCTATAGCGACAGACTTCGTAGATATATCTAAGCCCAACAACGTTGTCGGGAACAAAGAATATCCATACGGAAGTCTGATTGCCGGAACGGCAGACAAAGTCAAAGTCAAACCGACGCGGACTAGACAGTCTCTACGAAAGATTTGGAACTTCAGGAAGTCGGAACCATTTGATGGACCGATCCCCTTAACCCCGGATCAACTAGATACAATCAGGCCTAGAGCCTACGTATCTAGGGACTACCTGCAATCTGTTACGAATACAGGTTTCGTCTCGCCTAGGTTAGACATAAGAGGAAATTTCTTTAATCAGGACATGAGAGGCACCTGCGGTCCCCGGAGATTCTTGTCTCTGGCTCCCGTGATGCCCACTCGACCCGATCGAGATCACGACCTTACAAGTCAACTCGGAGAATCTGCTAGTTTTATAGAAAACAGCATTACACCCGGGTTGACAGATAGTCATGA